TGGTCGAGGTGACAGGACTCGAACTATACACAATGCTTTTAGTTATTAAAAATATAGCGGTATATTGCTATATTATTTTGTTTTATCACATACTTTTTCTATTATTTCATACATTTAAGAAAAAAAGTGTGTACTTTTAGTGTGTACTTTTTAGTCCACCAATCTATCAAAGATTTCTTGTAGGTTTTGTGCTGTCCGTTCGTCATCTCCAGCGATGTAGTGAGAGTATGTGCCGTATGTGTCCATATCCTCGCTATGCCCGACTAGCTGCTTTAATTCGCCAGTCGGCAACTCCTTTGCGATACTCACAAACGTGTGGCGCAGTTCGTAAAGACTCAGCTCCGGCATGTCATTAGAGCGCTGATAGCGCTGCCAGCGGTGGTAGTACGTGTGCATGGATGCCATGGGGAAGATGTACGTCTGCTTTCCAGTCACGGCTTTTTGAGCTTCCAGCACGTCCATTGCGCGTCTTGACAGCACTACCGTGCGCAATGCGTTTTCGTTTTTTCCCTGCGTGATTTGACCGTGCGCATTGATTGCCTGCTTCAGTCTGCACAGATTCCCGTCAACGTCTTCCCATCGCAGCCCCCGCATTTCACCGGGGCGCATGCCTGTTAGCACCTGAAACCTATAATAATTTATGTATTCATCATGCACAGATTTTCCGCGCATGATGGTCGTATCTACTTTTAGCAGCGTGTTGAGCGCTTCAACTGTCAGCACGTTCTTTCCTTTTTTTCTAGACGCTGCCGGAATCTGTAGCTCCTCAAGCTCAAGCGTTGTCCATTTCGATTTTCGGCAAAAATTCGTAAACTGCTTGCAGTAGCTTGCATAGTTTTGTAATGTCTTTTTGGATAAGGGCTCTTTGCTGTTCCCCTGTGGATGGCGAAACGCATAATCTATAATTTTTTGGAAATCCTGTTCCGTAACGGCTTTTACTGACTTGATCCCGATGGCTGGCAGCAAATGGGAGCGTCCGAACGATGCCATGTTTTTGTATTCTGCATCAGACACAAGTTTTTTCTGCTGTAGCAACTGTTCCCATGCGTCAGAAACCTTAATCCGTTCCGTCTTTACGCCTATGTCAAGCCATTCATCTGCTTTTTTGTTAGCTTCCCTCTGGCCTGTGCGGCCCGGCTTGGCGCTGGTAAACGTCTTGCGCACTCCGTCCTTCTGCACGTTGATTTGCCAACGTCCGGCGCTTTCAATCCATTTTGCGGTATTAGTCCTTTTCATATTGCGGCTCCTTTTTTTGTGTGTTATAATAATGCCGTCAACTTTTTGTGTTGACGGCCCTTTATCCCTTGCTGGTGTGGCACCACCGGCATGGGATTTTTTATTTTTCTCTTGCGTTATATTCGCCGTCACCTGCCAGAACGGCAGCTTCTCCGGCTTGCAGGCATATTTGCAGGCGGTCAAAGTCCGGCTTGATGCTTTCCGGGCATGGGTCATCCCCAGTTACGGTATCTATCCGGTAGTTCTGTATTACGGCCTGGCAGACGCGTACACGGCTTTGCATGGACGTATGCGCGTTAGCACACAGCAAATCTATTTGGCCCGCCCAATCGCTCCCGTGCGCCCCACAAAGGATATACAGCAGGCGGCGCTTGTACAGGCTCGGCATCTGAGCGATATAATCAGAAAGTGCCTTGTCTACCTGCTCGTCCGTCCAGTTTGGAGTATCGGTATCGCTGAATGCAGACGGCATCCAGATGCGCTGCAGCCAGCGCCAGGGGGATTGTTTGCAGACGGTGAACCACATCAACAAATCATCGTTTCGGATAGGGGAAAGCCCATCTTCCCAGTTGCGCACCGTGCGGATGTTCACATCCATCTGCCTGGCTACATATTCTTGCGAAAGCCCGGATTCCAACCGGCACTGCGAAAGAATAAGTCCTTCACGTTCTCGGAAATCAGCTCTACTTTCCATTTCATCACCCTCAAATTTTTACATGTTTTGCACTTCAAATGCGGTAAAATTTTTCTACCGTAGCAATCAAGAAAATATAAAGAAATATTTCTTCAAAAAATGCTATGGGAATAAATGGAAGCTATGGTATAAAAAACATGTTAAGATTCTTACTGTAGTCAGAAAACACAGGAGGAATCAACAATGAATAACGTGGAACGTCTAAAGAATTACCAAAACCGTAATGCGGCAACCATTGAAGCCCTGTACCGTGCTGTGCTGCAAGACCGTGCAAGGAGGGGAGCAGACCATGAAGAAACTGCCTGATTTGGATGTTTCACCAAGACACGGGCGCAGAAGACCGAAAAAGCGGATTATAAAGACTTGACAAATGAGTATTTTTGTGAAACTGCTATAATACAACTGCAAGTTGTATTATAGTTGTGTTCACAACTTCTTCTGCTTGCTTTTGAGCTCTTTTACGCGATTGATATAAGAATCTCTTTTTCCAATGTAGTTAGGATTTTTTATTTTTTTTAAGATGGCGAGAGCTTTATCATATTCGCCAATTTTTATATACAAATCAGGGAGCCGGAATGTCCATTTTGAACCGTCGAACAGCAGCCCGCCGCTTTTCCAGATTCCCTCCCAAAATTCAACCAAAAAACCAATATCACCCGTTTTTTCAAAATAGGATTCTGCGTATTTGATTTGTTCAAGTTGCTTGTTTTGCGCTTTTAAATCGCGCTGTAACTTTCTAATTTCTGGATCATCAGACACAACATTTTCAATCCTTTTTGATTGCGTTTGTTTAACAGGAACAGGCTTTTGCGGTTTTGGCTTCAAAAAGTCAAAAAAGCCCATAGTATCACAACCTTATTTAATTTGGGGGAATTATGATGAAAAAAGAACCATTGACAATCACACAAAAAAGTACGATATTTAGTTCAAGATGGCAGGCAAAGCAGCTTTTGCGGCAGTTGCGGCCGGAAGAAGCCGTTAAAATATATAATGAAGTTGTAAAGGAGATAAAAAATGTTCGGGAAAAGTCGAATTAAAGAACTTGAGCAGGAAAACGCATCCTTGAAAGAAAGGATTGAATATCTGAAAAAGGATGTGCAACATTACAGAATTAGGTCGGCGCTGCTTGACAAAACCAACTTGCCGAAGGCAAAAAGCGTTGCTTGTTATAATTGCAAATACGCCGCGTATGTGCGGTACGGCGAATGCGGCGTTGCGTTTTTGGGCTGTGGTCGCGCTTTGGCAAAAGGCGGCTGCGATGGGTACGAGTATACTGATGCCAACAGACCGAACCTTGACGAAATCCGAGATTACATGGTTACAGAGGGGAAAGATTGGCAGCCAAGTCAAGTGCTTTCTCAATGCGGCGTTTACGCAAATGTTCATACTCCGCCTTGCCTTGAACTGTAATTTGATAATACGCCGTCCCAGTATTATCTTTGTAACCACCCTCTCCGTCTGGAACCGCATCCCGCATTATTCGTCTAATTAGCCTTGTACGCGTTAGATAATCAATATGTTCATTCGGCTGTGAAATGCTTTCCCAACCGATCATAGCGGCAATTTCGTTTTCTTCTATTTCGTTATCGTACAACGCAGAAAGAATTTTTGCGCATACTTTATCAAGTTTCATTTTTTCACCAGCTTTGCCGACGCTTTTGCAATAAACAGCTTGAGCTGCTCTTCAGATGCGTCGTTGTCAATCCACTTTTCAATATAGTCTACATCTAGCCCATCGCCTTGTGCGGTGGGCTTTTTTCCGTTTTCGGAATTCCCGGTCAGGTCGGCAACGGTGACTCCTAGCAAACTGGCAACATCGGCTAGCATATGCTCTGGCAAATCGCGCCCATTTGCTAGCATTTCAGACAAATAGCCACGACTTTTCCCAAGCTCTGTACTAATATGCGTGAAGGCAATTCCTTTTTTCTTTGCTATTTTCTTTGCTTTTTCAACGTATCGCACACAAATCACACCGTTTCTTTGTGCATATTGCTAATTCGCTAGAAAATGCTAGATAACTATTTACATCTAGCATAAATGCTAGTATAATAGATAGCACAGAGGGCAACAAAGAACCAGGCCCCCTAAAATTCAGCGGACTAGCTAAAAATATGCTGTTATAAATCTCGCAAGTTCATAGTAGCATATTTTCTAGTAATAGTCAACTAGAAAGGAGCTTTTGCTAGGTGAATATTTCGAAAATTGATGCGCTGTGCCGAAAAAACAATATTTCTCGCACAATCCTTGAGGAACGCGCCGGAATCTCAAACGGTGCACTTGGCAAGTGGGAGAAATCGCCTTACGGCCCCAGCATCACGACGCTAAAGAAAGTGGCTGACTATTTCGGCGTGCCGATTGATTACTTGCTAGCCGATAACTAGAAAGATGGAGGCGGCTGTAAGTGAACTGATCGCAGAAAGAAAGGAGTGAACGCCATGACAAACCTTGCTTTTACAGCTCTTATAAAAAGCAGGGGCTACAACAAACAGCGCCTTGCAGATGTCTGCGGCTTGTCTAAAACGCAGATGTCAAACCGCATCAACGGCGCTAATGATTGGCGCTGGCCGGAGGTTGGCAAAGCATGCGCCGCACTGGGCATAACGCTTGACGAATTTGCAACGTATTACCCGGTGGCGGACGTGCCAAAATCTACCGTCACGCCTACCGCCTCGCAGGACAACATTACAGAGTTTGAAAACCTGCGTACTGCATTGATTAACTTTTTAAAAGGAGCCTGATCACATGACAAAAACAAAAACGCCGCCCCGGTGCACCACCACCGGAACGGCAAAAAAACAGAGCATCGCAAAAAGCTCTAACTGTATTCTATCACTGAAACGCGCCGCCGTCAAGCTGGCAATCACCGCAGATTTGGTGCTGCTGCTGGCTTCGCTCGGTTCTCTCAACATCCCCACCACCATCGCCGCCCTGCTGGCGCTGAATCTGCTGTGCGGGCTGTATCCAAAGGAGGCATCCAGCCATGAAGAAATTTGAACTGACCGCCGAATTTGTAACGAACATTTTCGGGAAGAAGCTGTTCCGTATTAAGGCTCTCGTCGCTTTTTGCGACGTTGAGAAGGGAGAACTCGGCGGATTTATTGAGAAGGAAGATAACCTCTCCCACTCCGGCGATGCGTGGGTCTACGGCGATGCGCAGGTCTACGGCAATGCGCAGGTCTACGGCAATGCGCAGGTCTCCGGCGATGCGTGGGTCTACGGCGATGCGCAGGTCTACGGCGATGCGTGGGTCTCCGGCAATGCGCGGGTCTACGGCGATGCGCGGGTCTACGGCAATGCGCGGGTCTACGGCGATGCGCGGGTCTACGGCAATGCGCAGGTCTACGGCGATGCGCGGGTCTACGGCAATGCGCAGGTCTACGGCAATGCGCAGGTCTCCGGCGATGCGTGGGTCTCCGGCGATGCGTGGGTCTCCGGCAATGCAGACTACGCCGTTGTTACAGGCTTTGGTCACTGCTTCCGCGCGACCACATTTTTCCGATGCAAGGATAAAATTCTCCGCGTACAGTGTGGTTGCTTTTATGGTGATTTGGCGAAGTTCCGTGAGATCGTCAAGAAAACTCACGGCGACAGCAAATACGCCAAAGAGTACCTTGCGATTGCCGACTTGATGGAGCTGCATTTTTCTGATGAGGAAGAAAATCAGGAGGCCGACAAATGACTAGCTTTTGGGGCCATCAAGACAACCCCTTTCCGCCCTATGATGATGAACCGATTTGAACGGACGCTGACGGCATACCGTACTACGAGGGCGACTATATTGTAGACATCGACGGCGCGATTTACCGCTACGATGATTTGGACGTGAAAACAGTTTTGACCGCGCTCGGCATCCCGATTGCGGTTGCAGCAGAGGGATAAAGATGACTTGCGAGAGAATGAGAACCGCATTTGAGGACAACGCCCCTGATAAATACCAGAAACACTTTCAGGCCATGCAACAGATTATACATGACCGCTCTACGCCAGACTTCATCAAATATCAGCAGATGCGAGACCTTACGCTTTCCGCTGAAACAGGGATGAGCCAGAGCATGCGCAGATTCGAATACATGGAGGTTTGACAAATGGAAACGAAATTGCAGGTAATCACGCTGAAACAGTTGCCCATTATCGAAGAGCATCTTCAGCTGGTGAAAGCCGATGTAGAGACCCGCACGAAGAACGCGATGCAGCTTGTTTGCACGGAAGAAACGCGCGGAGATGTAAAGAAAATCCGCACGGAACTGGGCAAAGAGTTTGCATCGATGGAAGAACAGCGAAAGCGCGTTAAAGAAGCCATCATGGAGCCGTACAACCAGTTTGAAGCGGTTTATAAGGACTGCATCTCCGACCCGTACAAGAAGGCAGATGCCGAGCTTAAGCGCCGCATCGATGAGGTAGAAGCAGGCTTGAAGGCCGATAAGGTCAAGGCCGTACAGAGCTACTTTGACGAGCTTTGCAAAGCAAATAATCTGCCGTGGCTGCGTTTTGAGCAGATGAACCTTAAAATCGGGCTTTCTACCAGCGTGAACGGCACAAAGACCGCGCTTACATCGACGGTTCTTAAAATCGCCGAAGAGGTGCAGGAACTTTCCCGCCATGATGACGCCGCAGAGTTGCTGGTCGAGTACAAAAAATCGCTGAATGTTGCGCTGGCGTTGAGTACAGTTCGCGCCAGACACGCCATGATCGAACTTCAAAAGCAGCGTGTCGCCGAGCGCCGCGCTGCACTGGAACAGCAGCAGGCGGCAGAAGAAAAGGTACAGCAGGCCATCGAAGAAGCGCGAGAGACGCAGCCTGACGCAGTACAGCCGCCTGTTGAAGAAGTACCCGTCCCCGATGAAGAACCACTTACAGAAACGCCAGCCGCCGCGCAGGACGTTTACGAGGTCAAGTTTGCAGTTCGCGGCACCATTGAACAGTTGAAGAAACTGAAACAGTTTATTTTGCAGGAGGGTATGACCTATGACGACATCTAATCAGCAGTTGACACAGAAACCGAAGTTTTCCGTTGCGATCAATACGCAGGGATACCAGAACCTTATTAACAACACCTTGCGCGACCCGGACCGTGCGCGGCGTTTTACGGCAAGCATTACAAGCGCCGTTGCGGTGAATCCCGCTTTGCAGGAGTGTGATGCAGGGACGATTCTTGCGGGTGCCCTGCTGGGCGAATCGCTCAACCTCAGCCCTTCCCCGCAGTTGGGTCAGTATTACCTCGTGCCGTTCAAGCAGAAGGCCAAGTATGACCGAGACGGCAACATGATTCGCCCGGAAACCACCACCGCCACATTCGTGCTTGGTTACAAAGGCTATGTCCAGCTGGCATTGCGCAGCGGCCAGTACAAAGACCTTGATGTTATGGTTATCAAGCAGGGCGAGTACAGCGGCAAAGACCCCGAAACCGGAAAAGCCCGGTTTAAGTTTATCGAGGACGATGATGTGCGCGATGCCCTGCCGACAGTCGGTTACATGGCATTCTTTGAGTACCTGAACGGATTCCGCAAGGTGCTGTATTGGAGCAAAGAAAAGATGATGACCCATGCAGACACCTACAGCCCGGCATTCAGTCGCAAAGGCTATGAGGATTTGCTCGCCGGGAAAGTTCCGCAGAGAGAAATGTGGAGATATTCCTCGTTCTGGTACAAGAACTTTGATGACATGGCAAAGAAAACCATGCTTCGTCAGCTTATTTCCCGCTGGGGCGTTATGAGCGTTGATATGCAAACGGCACTTGAGCATGATGACACCATCACGCATGACAACGACGGCCAGCTTATTGCAGAGCGCGTCGCGTCCGCAAAGGATGTACGTCTTGAAGCTGTTACACAGCCTGTACCACAGATTGATCAGCCGCAAGCCGAACAGGCCGTTGAAGCCAAGACCGCAGCCGCCGAGCCGAAGAAAATCGACTTTAGCAGCCTGTAAGATGGACTGCAAGATTATTTCAACCGGAAGCCAAGGGAACGCCGTTCTCATTCAAAACTCAATATTGATTGATTGCGGCGTTTCATTTTCTCGGTTGACGGACGATTACAAATGCCTGAAGCTCGTGTTGCTCACACATATCCACGGCGACCACTTCAACCCCGCCACGCTTCGCAGGCTCGCCAGAGAGCGGCCCACATTGCGTTTTGCGTGTTGTGTGTGGTTATGTGCAGCCCTCGTGAATGCTGGCGTTAAAATGGGCCAGATTGACGTGATACGAACAGAACGCTGGTACAACTACAAGAATCTGTGCAGAATTAAGGCGCAGGAAACAAAGCATGATGTACAAAATTGCTGCTGGCATATAGAGCTGCCGCAGTCTCCCGTTGAAAGATTGTTCTATGCTACCGACGCAAACAATCTGAACGGAATAACAGCCAAAGGCTATAATCTCTATCTCGTCGAAGCCAACTACACAGAAGCGGACATTAAAGACCGCATAGCCGAAAAGAAAATTAACGGCGAGTTTGTGTATGAAAAGCGCGTGATGCACGAGCATTTGAGTAAAGAGAAAGCCGACGATTGGCTATACCAGAACATGACAGCGCATTCCGAGTACATTTATATGCACTGCCATCAAGATAAGGACAACTGAATATGGCTGAATTGAAATATATCCCTTTTTATCCCGGGTATATGGAAGATACGTCCGACCTTTCGGACGGTGAGTTTCGACGGCTTATGTATGCGCTTTGCGCTTATTGCGAAGGAGCAGAACGGCCCGAGCCGCTCACTGGCAAGGAAGTGATTGCGTATCGGTTCATCACCCGTAATATCAAGGTATCTCAAGAACAGTACAACGCAAAATGCAGGAAAAATTCAGAAAACGCTAAAAAACGAACGATAGCGAACGATAGCGAACGCAATCGTTCGCAAGCGAACGGTAGCCAAACAAGCCAATACAAAGAACAAAGAACAAATAACAAAGAACAAAATATTACTACTACTACGACTACCGCGCAAGCGCGCGAAGGCTTGCAGCAGTGTGTCGAGTGTTACGAGCAGAACATTGGCGCACTTCCTCGTGCTGCATTTGATAGCATTGTGGGCTATCTGGAACAGGTAGAGCCTGACCTTGTTTGCGAGGCAATCAATCAGGCCGCTATCAACAATAAGCGTTCGTGGGGCTATGCGCAGGCGATTTTACGTGACTGTCTGCAAAAGAACATTACCACCCGCGCGGCGTATCTTGCCGAGAAAGAGGCCAGAAGCCAGCAGAAAGGAACTTCACAACGGCAGCAGATGAAAACCACACAAGAAAAGCTGCGCGAAATCGCGAAAGGAGGCATAGCAGATGACGTATCAGCAGACGGCGGCGCTCCTGTCGCTGGCTATGAATTACTGGGATAACATTTGCAGCAAAACGAACGCCGAGGAAACTGCCAAAGCCTGGGCGACGTCGCTTGCCGACGTCCCCTACAGCGCCGCACTGAAAGCCGTGCAGGAGCTTTCCAAAACGCACCGATTCAAGCCAACTGTAAGCGAGGTGCGGGAAGCTGCTGTCAAATACAGCGCATACAACGTCGCCGATAACTGGTCTATGCGCCTTGCGTGGGACAGATACAAAGAGCTTGGAGTTCCGCTGCCGAAATGGTTTTCCGCTGGCGTGGTGCAGCTTGGCGATAACGCACCGGAAAGCTACAAGCTGGCGATATTGGGAAACTGCGATAGAGAAAGAATTTCATGTTGAGGTGAAAATATGCTGAATGTTGTTGCAATCATGGGCCGCCTTGCGCGTGACCCGGAGCTTCGCCAGACTACGACGGGCAAGAATGTTGCGTCGTTCCGCATCGCCTGTGATCGCGGACGCCGTGACGCCAACGGCCAGAGCCATGCAGACTGGCTGGACGTTGTTGCATGGGACAGGACGGCAGAGTTCGTCTGCAAGTATTTCCAGAAAGGCTCCCTGATTGCCATTGATGGCCGCTTGCAGAGCCGCAGCTATCAGGACAAGAACGGCCAGAACCGCACAGCCGTTGAAATCGTGGCCAATAACGTGAATTTTGGGCAAAGCAAGGAAAGTATATACCCTGACACGGAAAACGCGCCAGAGAACGCCGCAGCCGCCACAGAGCGCACGCAAAGCGCACAGCGCACAACGCAAAGTGCAGCACCGAGCTATTCCTCTGGCAACAATGAAGACTTTGCTATGATTGAGGATGAGGGCGATTTGCCGTTCTAAGGTGCAGAACATGGCTAAAATTTACAAGTATACAGTACCGCTTGCCCCGGTGACGAAGAAGAACAGCCCGCAGATTTTCTACATGGGCGCACGATGCCCCGTTTGCCACAAGGGTAAAACAGCGCGTGTCATGCCGAGCGCGGCCTATCTCAAGTACGAACGAGCAGCCGTGTATTATCTTACCCCCAAGCCAAAAAAGCCGATAGACACGCCCTGCCGCGTTGAGACGCGGTTCTATATGCCGACGCGCAGACGATGCGACCTGCCGAATCACATCGAGGCAATACACGACATTCTGGTAAAGGCAAAAATTCTGGCTGATGATAATTATACCATCATCGCCAGCGTGGACGGTTCCCGCGTTATGGTCGACAAAGAGAACCCCCGCACCGAAATTTTCATTGAAGAAATGGAGGATGAGACAACATGACAGATGAAGGTTATGAGTACCAGCAATCCATGCAAGAACAGGCCAGGGCCGCACATCGCACACCAATTTCACCAACACGCATTGCTAGCGAAGCGGAAAATCACAAAAAAGACGGCCCCTGCCAGACCTTTGTTTTGCCCAACCTGCCAAGCGTGGCGGGACGTGTCAAGTATGCGATGGGTACTATGAATTTGAGCCAGTTCTCCCAGCGTACCGGCATCAGCGGCAGCTACTTAGGCCAGCTGTGCAGCGGCAAGGAAAAGACACTCAGCGCCTACAACGCAAACCGTATTGCAGGGGCGTCCAGTATGGGCGTTACCGTCGGCTGGCTGCTGGGTCTGCCCAAGACGGAGGAAAAGCAGCCGCCCACCCCGCCGCCGGAGCCGGAACTGCCGTACATCTCGGATTTCTGGGAACGACTGGAATGGGCTGTCAAAAACAGCGGGAAGACAAGAAACGCTATCAGCTATGAAATGGGCGCAAACACCGATTATATTTCATATTCACTCAGAAACAGAAGTGAAATCCGCGCTGACAAGGCCGACCCATTAGCAAAGGCGCTTGGCGTAGACAAAGAATGGCTTTTTAAGGGAATAGATTTGTATAAAGAAAAGAAAAGAAACGAACGCATTGCGCCATTGTTAGAGTCCGTAAAGGATGACATGTTATGTGAGGGCATAACATATCAGGAAATGGCGAAACGCATTCGGGTAAATAAAGCCTCTTTGTACTACTGGATAAATGGTAATAAGACGCCGAGTGCCGCCAGTGTAAAAAAAATCAAGTATTATATCGAAAACTTGTCGCCCGCAGCAATGGATTTTAAAAAGGCACATGACGATGTTCAAAAAAATAAAAAATCACAAGCAAAAAGCGAAAAAATCGTGCAGAAGGTTGAAGGCGTATACACGGCTGAAACGCTGGCTGCTATTGTATCAGTCTTAAAGGGAACATACAAAGTAAGTTTAACATTAGAGGAAGTGAACCCATGAAAGCCAGGCTTCATCCCACCCCGGCCATGCAAAAATCCATAGATGCCTATGCAGAAGCTAAAATTCAGGGAATCCAGAGCCGTGCGCAGGAAGCTGTCATGAAAGAACGCAACGACATTGTTACACGAGCCACCTATCTGTGTCTGCTGGCGTGCTATCAGGTCGGTCTTTCTCCCCGCACCCTGAAACGGATTCAGGATGCAATGACAGGCCCCGTTGCTGATAAATACAACGAGTACCGCAATGACCAGCTTGCCGACCTCTGGGCGCAGGTAACGTTGCAAAGCATCGGCATTGAAGCACCCAAAACAAAGGAGCCGCTATGACCACAACAAAATTCTGCAAGACATGCGGGAAAATTATGTGGGACGTACAGCCCACAAAGCGCTATTGCGATTCCTGCATCCGCAAGCGCAATATCAAAAGCGCGCAGGCATCTTACCAGCGCCGCAAGGATGCCGGTGTTTTGAAAAAAGGCAAGAAACCCGCCGCGCATCCCTGCCTGAAGAAAACAATAAAACCCATTGAACAATGTACCCGCGAAGCCGCCGCCATTGGCCTGACCTATGGGCAGTATGTAGCCCGCGGGCTGGATAAGGAGTGAGACTATGGACGCTGTTGAATTTTACAAATCAATGAAGCGCATGTGTTACAGTGGTGAAATGTGTGAAAAATGCCCTCTATATAATAATTTCAGCGAAATGGGAAGTGTTTGTGATGTACTATTGCACATCGAAGATGAGGAGGCTTCCAAAGTTAAAAGCATCGTTGAACAATGGGCAAAAGACCACCCCGTCAAGACCCGCCAGAGCGAGTTTTTGAAGATGTTTCCGAAGGCGGAAATTAAGGACGATTACCTCTGGATGTGCCCTAAATACATTAACTATGATTACAACCCGGAAGGAAATTGCCACGAAATCAGTTGCAGCGATTGCAAACGCAAATTCTGGCTCACGGAGGTGACCGACAATGACTAACATTACAACCCTACAACCAGGCGAACACTTTATGTTCAAAGGCTTCGAATGGGTCTGCCTTGACCAGAACCACCCTGACGGCGGCCTGTTGGCAATTATGGCTGAACCGTTGGCAAAAGAAGTGAAATTCTGCCCAAGTGATAAATTTGCTGATGAAAAAGGCAACTGGAATAACTACCGCATCAGCAATGTGCGGGGGATTCTATCCGATATGGCTAGCACTTTTTTCGAGAAAAATAGTCTGCTGTCACATGCCGTTGACCTTGTTGCCGACAACGGCGACAGAGTTTACGGAACTGTACAGGACTTTGTTTTCATCCTCACTTGTGACGAGTACCGAAAGTACCGCGACTACATCCCGCACTACGACAGCTGGATTTGGACTGCAACGCCGTGGTATTGTGGTGGCAAGGATTTCGGCCACGTCCGCTGTGTGAGCGTGGGTGGTAAGTTGCGCGGCAACGAAACGTTTATGAGCCATGCTGTCGCCCCGGCTTGTATTCTCAATCCGAAATCGCTCAATCTGCGCCAGAGCATGGCGTATGTAGATGAGGTATCAGAATGAGCACAACAATAGGCTGCCCGATTCCGGGCGCAAGCCAGCCGAAAGAACCAGTTCGGCTGATTGACATTAAAGAAATCTTACAATATGACGGTGCACATTTTACATGGTCTGGCGGCAAGAATTTACTTACTGAACAGAAAGCCGCCTATGCGCGTGGTTACGACGCCGGGATGAAATTCATCGTAGACGAAGCCAAGAAAGCGCCTGTCATCGCACCCGAATCCCTGCGGACTACGGCAAGGTGGAAGCATGGCGGGATTGATGGAAATAGCTATACGGTCAACTGGATATGCCGAAAATGCGGAAAAGTGGCTGATTTTGATTATAAGTATTGCCCCAACTGCGGCGCACGAATGGAGGGACGACGGTATGAATGACACCGAATTTGAAAATACGCTAAAAAATGCCGTGCGAGTCTGCATCGGCGACGACAACGATCTGATTCGGCGCGGGGATGCTTTGAACGCGATTCGGGAAGTGTGCCGCATCGGATGCTTGCCTTCTTCGGCACTTACACGGAAAGAGCAAAGGGAAGTTGTTCTGCTTGACACGTTGCAAGCTGTGCGCACGGTCAAAAAGGCAGCCGTTCCAACTGTTGACCCGGAATCACTGCGACCTACGGCACATTGGATAAAACGAGGATATGTTTGCGGAGAAAACGAATACGAGTGTTCCGCTTGCCACCAAACAGAGTGGAGAACAAGCGCAAGCCGTATGAAGTATTGTATGTTCTGCGGAAAAAGGATGGTGAACGCAAATGACTGACTGGATAAGCGTTAAAGACAGACTGTCTGATCCAGACGAAAAGGTCATTGTTTACAACGCAGAAAACGAGGGTACATTTTTTGCCCGTCGCATTGAAAGCAAGTTTGAATGCTGGGATGCGGTTACAAGAGAATTCGTAAACTGGCGCTGGATACCGTATGGATATACTTGCGTTACTCTTGAATCCGTCACCCATTGGATGCCGCTCCCCAAGCCCCCGGAGGTGACCCCATGACCATTATCCTTGTTATCGCCGCCGTCTTTGCGCGACGTGCGAGTGGAAGAATGGCGATATTTGCACGCTGCCGCGCTGCATGAAACTGGAAGAGAGGAGATACAATGACCAGAGAAGAATTCAACCAAAAGAAAGTGTGGCTATGGAGATACCAACGCAGCAGGAATCATGAACGACAGCTGCGCCAGCAGATACAAAGCGAACGTGAACGGGCAACAGCGACCACTAAAGCATTATCCCCCGTGGTGGTGTCTGCTGGCGGTAAAAATAAAATCGAGGATGCCGTTTGCAGAATCATGGAGCGTCAGGAAGCTCTATACAAGCAGATTATTGAAACCGAAATGCAAAGGGAAGAAATCGAAACCGCAATAAACTCTGTTCAAGACCAAATGCAGCGGGACGTTCTGCGGGAGCGGTATATTGTCGGCACCCCGTATTGGTGGAAAATTGCGATAAATCTAAATATTTCCGAGCGATGGGCAAAGAAATTACACCGCGCTGCAATTGAAAATCTGTGCACTCCAGTTCACTTTTAACCTGCTATTATAGATATGCTGGATGATGTAGGAACGGAACAGACTACGGCATAGCTAAAACCTCCTTTCTTTACCATTTTAATTTCTCCTGTTTTCATAGCTGGCAGCCGGGAAAGACCGGCATTTTATATGCTGCATAGCCGATTCTATCCACAAAGAATAAGGGCGCTGCGTTCCGCAAGCAACGGAGCGGCAAAGGTGCAAGACCTATGTGCAGTACCAGAGGTCGGGTAGCTCCCGAACGATGTGAGCGTGTATGGCATACCTCACCCAGAATAAAAATGCCTGCTGAAAACGATGCGAGTCGATAATCTAAGCGGGAAGCCTACCATGCTGGATTATCTCAAGTGGTAGAGAACCTGTTTTGTAATCAGGGGGTTCGGGGTTCAAGTCCTCGATTCAGCACCAATGCCGATGATACGGGTAAAGATAGCAGGGCCGGACGCGGCAATTGTGTTCCCCGTTAGGCAACCGCCATACGCCTACTAACAGTGCGTACCATGTGGCGGATTCTGAACAGGCTTATGCTGGTATGGCTTGCCAAAGAAACTTGCAAGACAGAATGCATGAGCCTTATTTTTTAGATGTTCCCGACATTTATGTCGGGGAGAAAGGATGGAGACCTATGCCGTATGTTCCTGTCGGCGCTATCGTTGGAGCAATCCATATGCAGAACACGATTTCCAGACACCGTCGTGAGGAAGAGGAAGAAGCCAAGAAAAAAGAGGAAAAGCCGAAAAGCAAGCAGGATGTGATGCCTATGTATTTCAGGAAAAAGCCGGTTGTCATTGAAGCGTACCAGACGTGGGAAGAACTTGATATTTTTACGCTTGAAGGCGTTATGCACGCTGCTCCCGGTGACTGGATTATCACTGGTGTGAACGGTGAACAGTATCCGTGCAAGCCGGACATCTTTGAAAAGACATACGAGCCTGTAGAGTGAACAGATCGCGGCAAGCCTCTGGTGCACGCAACTTGCAAAAGCGTGCAAGTTTGTAACAAGTTTCTGAATATAAGACGGTAATGCGTTGAATGGTAACTTGCTTGTAACTTGCACACCGTGCAACACGCGCAACTGCCGCGCCTTATATGCCAACATAGCTTAACTGGTAAAGCAGGGCCGTTAGGCTCAGTTCCGGGTTCAAGTCCCGCTGTTGGATAAAGCTGGGTCGCACCCACCGGCTAAGCCCGGCGCAGGCAAAACGCGATAGATAACCTAAACGCTGTAAGCAAAGCGGCAAGCCGATTAGGAGCGCGGCGCGATGGCAGACCGCAACGGGACTTCGAGAGCCTGAAAAAGTCTGCTCGGCATCTGCTTGTGCGGACTCCGTTACTGACGCAGTTACGCATCGCCGGAACCCATAATATCAAAGCAGAGACCGCGACCAGCGGACGGGATATAAATAACGCTGGATTACGTTGCGGATTTGCTCCCCGCAACGGGTGAGGTCGGCACAGCATACACCGACAGGGCGGGAACGCGCTTTTCCTCCGGCGCAAAGGGGGTTTGGGGGATATAAGCCTACACAAATTGTGTGGGCTTTTTGTATTGTAAGGCGAGGTGATAAAGTGGCATCAAGAAAAAATCCGGTGGGCGCACCACCTAAATACAGAAGCGTAAAGGCAATGCAAGAAAAGATTGATGCCTACTTTGAAGCCTGCAAAGGACAGCCGTTCTTAGACGATAACGGCGAACCGATGCGAAATAAAAACGGCTATATCATCTATGACGATAAAAAGCCGCCTACTGTGACAGGGTTGGCGCTTGCACTTGGTTTTGCATCAAGGCAGGCGCTTTTGAATTACCAAAATAAACCAGAGTTCAATGACACGATTACGCGTGCAAAGACCCGTTGTGAACAGTACGCCGAAGAAAGACTATATGACAAAGAGGGCTCAGGCGGCGCACAGTTCAGCTTGCGGGCAAATTTCGGATGGCAGGATAAGCCGGAACAACAGCAGGATAGCGAGGTGCTAATCATAGATGACTTGTAAGCTATCTGGCGTTGTTTCCCCTTGCTTCGCAAAAGTCCACCGTGAAATCAAGGCAGGCAATGTAAAAGAGCTTGTCGCAAAGGGCGGGCGCGGCAGTACAAAATCCAGCTATATTAGCATAGAGCTAATTTTGCAGCTGATAAAGCATCCGCAATGCCACGCGGCGGTTTTCCGCAAGGTCGGAAACACGCTGCGCACAAGCGTGTATGCGCAAATCGTCTGGGCAATCAATGAGCTTGGATTGCACGACCATTTTCGCTGCACGGTCTCCCCGATGGAATGCACCTATTTGCCTACTGGGCAAAAGGTGCTTTTTTTCGGCGTTGATGACCCCGGCAAGGTAAAGTCAATCAAAGTGCCGTTTGGTTATATCGGCATCTGCTGGTTTGAAGAACTTGACCAGTTTGACGGGGAAGAGCAAATCCGAAACGTGGAGCAGTCCTGCTTGCGCGGCGGTGACTGGTTCATTACGTTCAAGAGCTTTAACCCGCCAGCAATGGCGCGGAACTGGGCAAACGGCTACGCACTGAAAGCACGCAACGGAAAGATGATACATCATTCCACATACAAAACAACGCCCGCAGAATGGCTCGGGGAGCGGTTTCTGGCCGATGCTGAATATTTGCAGCGCACAAACGAAACGGCCTACCGACACGAGTATCTGGGCGAGGTTGTCGGTAGCGGCACAGCGGTATTCGAAAACCTGAAAATTCAACCAATCACAGACGAGCAGTTGAAAACATTCGACAGAATCAAGCGCGGCGTTGACTGGGGCTGGTATCCTGACCCATGGGCATACAATGCAATGCACTATGACGCAGCGCGGCGCACGCTGTACATCTTCGATGAGATGACACGGCGTAGGACCAGCAACAGGGACACTGCGCAACTGCTTTTGGATAAAGGGCTGACACGTGAGGATAAAGTCTGCGCGGATAGCGCCGAGCCAAAGTCCATCGCCGATTACAACAAGTACGGTGTGAAGACATTCCCAGCCAGAAAAGGGCCAAAGTCTGTTGTATACGGTACAAAGTGGCTGCAGATGCTTGATGCTATTGTAATAGACCCCGTGCGATGCCCGGACACGGCAAAAGAGTTCAGCGAGTATGAATACGAGCGGGACGGCAAGACGGGGGAAGTACTGGAAGGCTACCCGGATTTGAACAACCATCACATTGACGCAGTGCGGTACGCGATGGAAAGCACAGCGAACAAGGCGGGAGACACCGCCGAAACCAGATACAAGAGCATTTTCGTGTAAAGGCGGTGAGAAGACGTGAAAACATACCAAGATTTTGTAGCGGTTGGCGAAGACGAAAAGGCCCGCATGAGTTTCATACTTGGCACAATCAATGAGTATAAGGCCGACCATAGCACACGCCTTGCAGCGAACGCAAACAAGTATTACCACGGAGAAAACCCTACAATCAACAAATACGAGAAAATCATTTACGACATGCAGGGCAAGGCGCACCGTGACATGTACACGGCAAATCACAAGATTGCAAGCAAGTTCTTTGGCTTGGCCGTAGACCAAGAAGTTTCGTATTTGCTGGGCAACGGCGTTTCATTTCAGAAGCCGGAGACAGAAAAGGCGCTGGGTGCGACGTTTGATGAAGATATTATGGACGCTGCCCGCCATGCTTTGATTGACGGGCAGTCCTTCGTGTTCTGGAATCTCGACCATGTGCAGGTGTTTGCAGCAGAGGAATTTGTTCCTCTGTACGACGAGGAAGACGGCTCCATTAAAGCCGGAATCCGTTTCTGGCAGGTGGCAGACAATAAGCCGCTGCGCGCCACGCTGTACGAGCTTGACGGCTACACAGAGTATCTAAAGCCCAAAAGCGATGATATGGCGATTCTCAAGCCGAAACGCGCCTACAAGTTGAAGCTGCGCACCAGCGAGTCAGACGGCACAGAAATTTATGACGGTGAGAACTATCCCGGATTTCCTATTATCCCGCTGAAAAACGGCGAGCAGGCCCACAGCGAGCTACAGGGAAGACAGAATACCATTGACGCGCTCGACCTTGCTAGCTCCAACATGGTAAACAACGTTGACGAAGGCAACCTGATTTTCTGGGTGTTGACCAACTGCGGAGGCATGGACGAGCAGGACGATACAAAGTTCATCGAGCGTCTTAAAACGACCCATGTCGCCCACGCTGACGGTGACGAGGGCGCAAAGGCCACGCCACAGAGCATCGAAGCTCCGTTCCAAGGCACGCAGGCGACTATTGATATGCTCACAAAGAAGCTATACGAGGACTTCCAGGCGTTTGATTCTGCGGCTGTTAGCGCTGGGAACCAAACTGCAACGGCTATCAAGGCCAGTTATGTGCCACTCGACCTGAAAACGGACAAATTTGAAAGTTGCGTGACGCGCTGCATTAAGGGCATTTTGGCGGTTGCAGGTCTTGATGACGATCCGACATACACGCGCAATCAAATTATCAACAAGCAGGAAGAGGCGCAGACGGTCTTGCTCGGAGCGGAATATTACGACGACGAGTACATCACGCGCAAGCTATTGACCATTCTCGGCGACGCAGACCAGTTTGAGGATTTAATGCGCCGAAAAGCGGCTGAAACGTTAGACCGCACGACTGGAAATGAATGAAAAGAGATTGAAAGGAGAAAATCGAAATGGGAGGAAGAGGATCAGGAAGTAGCCGCGGCGGCTGGAGCAAGGTTAGTGGGACAGCCCGCCAAAACCAGCTTATTAGCAACCTAACCAGAATTGTGAAACGCGACTACAACACAGAACCCACGTTTACAAAACAAAAAGATGGCGGCATTGGATACGAATATACAAAAATTCAAAAATTCCAAGACGTTGGCGGTGGTAAATTTATCGACCCCAGAAAGAACGGCATGATAGAAAAAACCACAATAGAAACAGGAATTATTATGCCTGACGGATTGATAAAAAAGAATAAGCCGCAGATAACGAAAAAAATTATTAAGCAGCGTAGGTAGCCTGTATGCTGAATTTTGAAAACCTCGAAAAAGCCAACTTTTTAGGCGTTGGCAAATACGATACGCCGATTATCCAGCCGGAACACATTGATGTGCGGCATCTGGAATGGATTCCGTTCAACTTTGCTAAAACCTGTACGGACTGCGCAACAAAAGGCGTTCACTTCTTCGTGGATGATTATCAATTCCAAAGGGTGTGGAATCAGCCGGACAAGTACATTCCGTTGCTTCAAAAATTTGGCGCTGTGTGTGCGCCTGATTTCTCAATGTATACAGATATGCCGCTTGCTATGCAGATATACAATCACTATCGCAAGCACTGGCTGGCGGCATACTGGCAGCAATGCGGGATTCACGTTGTGCCAACCCTGTGTTGGAGCAATAAACAAAGCTACGAGTGGTGTTTTGACGGCGAGCCACAACATTCGATTGTGGCGATTTCTAGCGTGGGAACGCAGAAAAGCAAGCAGAATCAAGCGCTGTTTGAAAAAGGCGTTCGGGCGGCATTGGCAAGGCTTGAACCCAGTGAGATTTTGTGGTATGGCAAATGCCCTGAAGAATTTGACTGGAACGTTACTAGGATTCAGCCATATTATAAGCGAGTAAGAAGGAGATGCGAGAATGGGCGGTAGAGGTTCTGGAAGCGGCAGGGGCGGCAGTGGAACACCGCGCGGCGTTGTTGCGTTTGATATTGATATGGATGGGGCACGCGCTGGGTATGTTGTCAAAAACGGCAAAGTTTATAGCGAAAATGGTGATTCTATCAATTTATCAGCATCACAAATCATGGGAAACGCGCAAAATCTGGGATATGGCGTAAAAACATATAATAAAAAGCAATATGAAAAAAAACAAGAAGCTTATAGAGCTGATAGAAAAGCAACAAGCAACTTCTTAAATACAATGGATGCGCAGATGGGTGGAAACAAACGGGCTCAGAGAAAGGCAACAGCAAGTCGACGTGGAAGTAGACGTAAATGAAACCTGATTACGCACACAAAGAAACGGATAAGCAGCTTGCTTTGCTGGAGCAGCGCATTTCCAAGATATACGAGCAAGCGGCGGGTGAACTTGCCGAAACCGTAAAAACGTATTTTGAACAGTTTGACAAGCGCGATGCGGCTATGCTTGAAAAGCTGGAAAAAAGTGAAATCACCGAGCAGCAGTACAAGCAATGGCGGCTTGCGCAGATAGGGCGTGGGGAGCGTTTTAAGGCGCTGCGGGATAAAGTGGCAACCAGATACACCGATGCCAATGCAACGGCTGTGGCATACGTCAATGACGCTACGCCGGGCATTTACAGCTTGAACCGCAATTACGAAGCTTACAAAATCGAGCAGGTTTCCGACAAAGCGGACTTTACGCTGTGGGATGAGCAGACAGTGAAACGTCTGATTGTGGAACAGCCTGACTTGATGCCGTACTACCCGCCAAAGCGGGCATTGCAGCGCGGCATTGATTTGAAATACGGCAAGCAGCAGATTACAGCCAGCGTCACAAGCTCCATCCTGCAAGGAAAAGGCATTGGCAAGATTGCGGATGACTTACAAAGCCGTATGCATGATATGAGCCGCGCAAGCGCTATCAGAACGGCGCGGACAGCCATTACAGCAGCGCAGAACGCGGGACGGCTAGACACTTACCGCGCAGCGCAGGACATGGGCATAAAGCTGAAAAAGCAATGGATGGCAACGCTGGACAACCGCACACGCCACGCCCATGCAGTGCTAGACGGCCAGACAGTAGACGTTGACAAGCCGTTTAAGGTTGACGGTTACGAGATTATGTATCCTGGAGACAGTTCCGCACCTGGCTATCTTGTGTATAACTGCCGCTGCACGCAGATTGCAGAGGTTGACGGCGAGGATACAAGCAGCGGAGGCAGACGCGCCAGAGACCCCGAAACGGGGGAATCTGTGCTTGTGGAAGATATGACCTATGCAGAGTGGGCGCGGTGGAAACGCAATGCAGATACGACTTGAAGACCACAGCGCTGAAGTTTACAAAGAGCTTGAAGCGGCTTGCCAGCGGGCGCTGGAAAAGTGCGGGCTTGTGGCTGAAGGATACGCTAAAAAGCTGTGCCCAGTAGACACAGGCAACCTACGCAACAGCATTACTCATACAGTAGCAGACAACGGCGAACGGGCTGCCTACGTAGGCACAAACAGCGAATACGGCGTATACGTTGAGTGCGGCACGGGCATTTACTATCCGGGCGGCAGACAAACGCCGTGGGTGTATCAAGACGAAAAAGGCGATTGGCATTTGACGCACGGCCAACGCGCAAAACCGTACATCAAGCCCGCAGTGGCAGACCATTCCGCGCAGTATAACAGAATTATCGAACAAGAGTTGAAAGGCAAATAAGCCTTCCGGCTCTTTTTATTAGCATCTACCGCATTTACGGCAGGTGCTATTTTCATACGCAAAAACGGCGAAGCATTGCCGTTTTGAATAAAACGCGAATGTCGAAGAACTGACACCGAAGAAAAGGAGCGAAAACATTGGCTATTACTCGCAAGCTGCTGAAAGGTATGGGGCTGACCGAAGAGCAGCAGGACACTATTATTGAAGCCCACACTGACACCGTAAACGGTTTGAAAGCGGACGTTGACCGCTATAAAGCCGATGCGGAAAAGCTTCCCGGCGTTCAAAAGGAACTGGACGACCTGAAAGGAAAGGGCGATGACGGTTACAAGGAAAAGTATGAATCCGAGCACAAGGCTTTTGAGGATTACAAAAAGACCGTTGATGCCGAAAAGACGACAGCTGCCAAAGAAAAGGCAGTGGAAGCCGTGCTGAAGAAAATCGGCGTATCCGAAAAGCGCTTGCAGAGCGTGGCGAAGCTGGCAAAGGCTGACGGCCTGCTTGATGCGCTGGAGCTGAACGATGACGGAGCTGTGAAAGAGGCTGACAAGCTGGAAAAGAACTTGAAGGACAGTTACAGCGAGTACATCACCACCACCAGCACAAAGGGAGCCGACACGCCCACCCCGCCCGCCAACAGCGGCGGCGCAAATCTCACAATGGCAGACATCTACAAAAAAGATGAAAAAGGGCGCTATGTCATGGATTATGAAGCACGCCTGAAGGCAATCGAAGAAAATCTGAACAACCAGAACACATGAAAGGAGCCTTAAAATGGCAGCAACTAAAGTTGAAACCCTGACCACCCCCCGCGACAGTTTGCCCAATGTCTACACTGGCGTGACTGCTCGCGAGCTGGATTTTGTGACCCGCTTTGCCGACAACTGGGAGGCACTGCGGGAAATCTACGGCATCATGCGGCCCATCCGCAAGCAGGCGGGCACCTCGCTGGTTTCTTACACCGCTAGCGTTGCGCTGGAGAGCGGCACTGTGCCCGCCGGTGCTGTAATCCCCTATAGCAAAACCACTATCACCCCGGCCACAAAGGAAGACATCACCCTGCAAAAGTACGCAAAAGCCGTGCCCATCGAGGATGTGGACAAGTATGGCGCGACTATTGCCGTACAGAAGTCCGACGATGCTTTCCTCACCAAGCTGCAAAACGTGGTGATGAGCAAATTCTACACCTTCTTGAACACCGGCAACCTGACCGGCGAAGCTGCCTCCTGGCAGGCCGCTCTGGCGAAGGCACAGGGCGAGGTGCTGAACAAGTTTGCCACCATTCAGAAGGATGTGACCGAAGTAGTCGGCTTTGCGAACATCCTGGATGCTTACGACTATCTGGGCAGTGCGCAGGTGACCGTGCAGAACGCTTTCGGCCTGACCTACATCAAGAACTTTATGGGCTATAGCACCCTGTTCCTGCTGCCCGCAACTCAGATTGCCCGCAACAAGGTCATTGCAACCCCCGTTGAAAACATTGACCTGTACTATGTTGACCCCTCTAGCGAGTTTTCGAGCCTGGGCCTGACTTACACCGTGAGCGGCGAAACTCCCCTGATCGGCTTCCACGCTCAGGGAAACTATGGCACTGCTGTTGGTGAGAGCTTTGCGGTTATGGGCATGGCGCTGTGGGCCGAGTACCTGGACGGCATTGCGGTTATCACTGTCAATCCTGCTGCGGCTAAGGCCGCTGTAAACACCAAGGGCTGATAAAAGGGGGCAGCGTAATGCTTGAAGAATTGATGCGAGAGTGCCGGAACTGGTTTAAGGTTCCGGATGGCGCGTACAGCGGCACATTTACCATCAAGGACGGCAGCATTACGCTGCCTTTTTTAGTTGAAGGGCAATATTTCCGCATTATCGGGAGCGTGTTCAACGATGGCGTGTACCAGTACGGTGCTGGCAGTTTGACCGATGAAACGTTTGACGGTGCTGTGTGGGCGCTGGCTGTGCCCGCTGCCTTTATTTCTCTGGTTGAGGATGTGGAAGCATGGCGCAACAAGTATGAGAACGCCGCAAACAGCCCGTTTCAAAGCGAGAGTTTTGCAGGGTATAGTTACACCAAATCGAGCGCAAACGGCAATTCTGGCGGCTCTGTGACGGGCTGGCAGGGCGTGTTTGCTTCTCGGCTGAACAAATGGAGAAAGCTATGAGCCTTTTAGATGATTTTTCGCATAGCTGCATCATCATGGACAAGCTGACAAAGCCTGACGGAGAAGGCGGCTATGCTACCGAGTGGAGAGAGGGCGCCGAGTTTGCGAATTACGTTGCACTGGACAGCAGCCTTGAAGCACGGCAGGCCGAAGCGCAGGGCGTGACCAGCGTATATACAGGCATTGTGCGGAAAGATGTGCCCATCGAGTACGGCAGCGTGTACAAGGACGTGACGACCGGGTCATATTTCCGGGTCACGAGCCGCCCGGAAGAAAAGCAAGCCCCGGCAAGCGCTTCCACTATGCTGAACGGCCTAAAAAGTTTTACGGCTGAACGATTGCGGGAGGGATTGCCTACATGACAAAAGGCGCTGCATTACAGCAGTTTTTCGGGCAATTTATGACCGCATACCCCAGCAACGCCGTGCCGAAAGACGCGGTGCTCCCATACCTGACATATGATGCCGTGTTTGACGCATGGGGCGGCGGGGCGGTATCGCTGACGGTCAACATGTGGTTCCATACCACGAGCGAAGCAGTGCCCAATGCAAAGGCGCTTGAGCTTTCTGACGCGCTGGGCATTGGCGGCGTGACGCTGCCGGTAGATGGCGGCTTGATTTGGTTAAAACGCGGATCACCGTTCTGCCAATCTCTGGCAGATGACACAGACAAAAACCTAAAACGGCGGTACATAAATGTTACCGCCGAATTTTTATGCCTAAATTGAGGTGAAAGCATGAAATTTACTCGTATCCCAGAATCGGCGTTCAAAGAACTGGTCTTGAACGCTGGCTATCTTGCAACTACGTTTGACCCGACTGCCGGTACTGCGCCGGAAGAAAGTGCGCTGCTTGGCGCTACGACAGGCGGCATCAACTTTACGGCTGTGCCAAGCTTTACCGACTTCGGCGAGGACATCGACAACTGTCCCAAGAACATGAAAGAGCTGACGCAGATTGAATCTTGGGAAGTCAAGTGCAGTGGCACTTATGTTTCGGCATCTCCTGCTAATGTAAAAAGTATGCTTGGCGCAGCAGAGGAAACAACCACTTCCAAGGTTTCAAAAATCACGCCGCGCAACGACCTGAAAGACAGCGACTTTACCGATTTGTGGCTGCTGTGCGATTACTCTGACAAGCACGGCACTACGAACGGCGGTTTCTGCGCCATTCACATGATGAATACGCTGTCTACCGGCGGTTTCAGCTTGAAGACGGGCGACAAGGAAAAAGGCCAGATGAGCTTTGAATACACGGCGCACTACTCCATTAACGCGCAGGACACTGTGCCGTGCGAGGTGTATATCAAGGCCGGAGAGGATGAAGCATAATGCGGATTTTTTCTGAACTTAGCACTGACGAAGCGATGGAAGTCGTTTTGCAAATCGCGCAGCCCATCACAAACCTGATCAATGATGAAGCGCTTGTGAAAGAGATGCAGAAAGCGATGCCGAAGGGCGAAACGACCCGTATTGCAATGCAGCGTTTTGGCCTTGCGAAAATTGTTAAGCTGCTGAACATTGCGTTGAAGCAGCACCGCGAGGATGTGTACGCAATTCTTGCTCCGTTCAACGGCCTGACGGTGGAAGAAATTGGCAAGCAGAATTTCCTTATCACCTGCAAGCAGGTTGCTGACCTGCTAAACGATAAGGGATTTGTTGATTTTTTCAAATCGTATCTCGGTGGCGGGCAGAACAAGTAATCCCTGTACTGCTGAAAATGCCGAAACTGAGCGCAAAGGCGCTTGTGTCGGCGCTGCCTTACGCTTTAAAAGCTGATTCCGAAGAGCAGCTGTACAGAGTGTACATGACAGACAGTGCGTGGAGCCTTGTGGTAGCTGTGACAGGCGTAAAGGACAGGCCAGCGAGATATATTGACATTATCCACCCTCCTAAAGTGGATACACGGACACCAGAACAGGTGCAGGCAGATTTCAAAGACTTTGCGGCGCGGCATGGGTTGAAAACAAAAGAACGGCAGGAGGTGAGCGAGTAAGTGGACGTATTTGACCTTTTCGCAAAAATCACGCTGGATTCCAGCGAATACGAGAAAGGCTTGAAAAATGCGAAAAGCAGCGCAAGCGGATTAACAGGACTGTTCGGAAAGGTTGGTTCAGCCGCTTCAACAGTTGGAAAAGGCATCTTTAACGTTGCTACGAACGTTGCGAAAGTATCCGTTGCCGCTACTACGGCAGGCGCAACAGCAATTTCGGCGTTGACAGGACTTGCAATTAACAGTTATGCAGATTACGAGCAGCTTGTAGGCGGCGTTGAAACGCTGTATAAAACTAGCGCCGATAAAGTTCAGCAGTATGCAGCCGATGCGTACAAAACGGCTGGACTTTCGGCAAACGAGTACATGAACACGGCAACTACATTTGCAGCAGCGCTTGTGTCTAGTCTGGGGGGCGATACGGAACAGGCGGCAGAGCTTGCCAATACTGCCATTGGTGACATGTCCGACAATGCCAACAAAATGGGAACGGACATGGAGAGCATCCAGAATGCTTATAATGGCTTTAGCAAGCAGAATTACACGATAAATCTAATGTCCGCTGCATAAGTGATTATGCAGTGAGCGTGCGTGAACCTACCACGGGTGTGCAACTGAAAAGGCGGCAGGAAATGGCTGCATGAGACAGTTGTGCTAACAGGGGAAACCTAAACTGTTTATGGCTTTTACAGCATGGTTATCCTGTGCCAAACTATGCTATATCAAAGTTACACTTGCAAAGCAGGTGAAATTGCGATATAATACAAAGTATAGAAGGTCAAACGACTATCGGTTCGTCACCGAGTACAACGCCTATTGGTACGGAGTTGGAAGTGCGCACCAACTTTTTTTGAAAGGATTAAAAGCCGTGGAGATTTGGAAACAGATTCCCGATTTACCGGGATACTCAGTCAGCAATAAGGGCAGAGTTAAGAAAGATAGCACCGGACAAATAATGGTGCTTAGCAAAAATGGTGGATATTGCAGGATTACAATATCTAAGCATGTACACCGTCTTGTTGCTGATGCTTTTCTTGAAAAACCAGAGAACAAAGAAAAGTGCTGGGTTGACCACATAGACGGGAATCGCTCAAACAATGACGTTTCTAATTTAAGATGGGTGACGCCTTCTGAAAACGCACTGTCGTATGGGTATCATTCCAGAATTAAAAATAAGAAACGTCCGGTAAGGGCAACACATCTCGACGGCAGGACAATCCTATTTGAATCCAGACAAGCGGCGGCTGAATACTTTCACTGTTCTGACAGTGAAATTAAGTACAACAGTCGATACCGCAAGAGAAATAAAAAAGGCTGGATTTTTGAAAAAGTTGAAGATATAGTCTAATCCCTTAAAAGCCATGTGCGGAAACGCGCGTGGCTTTTTATAATACCGGGAAACCGGGGGTAACAAAATGGTTAGACAACCTAAAACTCGGCTATGGCGGAACAAAACAGGAAATGCAGCGTCTACTTGATGACGCAAACAAGCTGAACGCCGCGCAGGGAAACTATACCAATTACACCATTAACAGCTATGCGGACGTTGTAAGCGCGATTCATGATGTTCAAAACGCAATGGGCATTACTGGTACGACCTCTAAAGAAGCATCCACAACGATTCAAGGAAGTGTGAACGCTACAAAATCCGCATGGTCAAACCTTGTAACTGGAATTGCCGATGATAATGCCAATTTTGAGCAGCTTATCAGCAACTTTGTGGATAGCGCAACTACAGCGGCAAGTAACATCCTTCCCCGAATAGAAGTCGCCCTGAACGGCGCTGCTAAGCTGATAGAGAGCCTTGTCCCTCCCATCATGGCAGAGCTGCCGAGCTTGATTGAAACCGTTCTGCCGCAGCTGGCACAGTCTGCCGTGAACATCGTGCAGACGCTTGTTACGGGAATCAGCGCAAACGCGGCGCAACTTATTGATTCGGCAATTCAGATTATAACCGTGCTTGGAAACGGCATCTATCAAATGCTGCCAACCGTTGCACAATCTGCATTGCAAATCGTCTTGACGCTGGTTTCAAAGCTAAATGAGAACTTGCCGCAGATGCTCGACACTGCCGGACAAATGCTGATTGCGTTTGTAGAGGGCGTTTCGGAACACTTGCCGGACATTATGCTTGCCGCTGCATCTATCGTGGAGACCCTTCTGACCTACTTTATAGAGCATTTGCCGGACATTGTAGAAGGTGCAATGCAGATGGGCGACGCGGTCATTGATGGCATTATTGACGGCATTTCGGCAGCTTGGGACAGCCTTGTCAGCTGGTTTAATGGTTTGTGGAACAACCTGTTCGGAAACCGCTCTGTTAATGTTGATGTCAACAGTAGTGGCACAGATGGCAGTCACGCAGGTGGCCTTGATTATGTACCGTATGACAACTATATTGCCAACCTGCATCGCGGCGAGATGGTGCTTACAAGCGCAGAGGCGACGCAATACCGTAAAGGCAACGAAAACGCGGCTGGCGGTATGACGATCAACATCGATATTAACGGTATTCAGTTTTCCGATGTGAATTCTATGGCACATGCGCTGGCGAATCAGATTTCGTATGAGCTTCAGGCGCAAAGCAACAGAAAGGCGGCTGTATATGCTTAATGGATTTTGGTTGGACGGCATTTGTAGCCTTGATGTTGGGATTCGGTTGCAAAGTGGAATTACTTTCGGCCAACCGACACCCAGGGTTACATCCACGACCATTTCTGGCCGCAGTGGCAATTTGACTGAATGGGATGGAAGCTATGGTAATGTTAGTGCAACTGCGAAATGCTTTGCGCTGACGGACACTGATGTAAGCGACACTTTACCAACGATTTCAGCGTTTTTGCGTGGAACTACTTTAGGCTATCGCAGGCTTGAAACAGAGGAAGAGCCAAATGTGTACAGAATGGCGCGGGTTGTTAATTTCCCGGAAACTGATATCCGGGCAAACCACCTTGCGCCATTTACCATTTCGTTGGATTGCAAACCACAGAAATACTTAAAAGACGGCGAAAATGCTGTTGAAGTCAAAAGCGGTGATTCTCTGTACAATCCAACTGTATTCCCTTCCCTTCCGCTTATCGCACTAACCGTTACTGGCGATGCCAAATTACAAGTTGGGGGCACACAAATAAGTGTTACAGGTTACACCGGGCCGATGTATCTAGACTGCGAAATGATGGACGCTTATAAAGAAGCGATAAACTTAAATAAATATGTAACTGCGCCTGAATTTCCCACTCTGGGGGCAGGAGCTACACAAATTAGTTGGAGCGGCGGCATTAGCAAGTGCGAAATCACACCTAGATGGTGGACGTTGTAGGAGGTGTAAATCATTAGCTATCCGAGATATTATGACGGCACGACGGGGCTTAAGGGCAACGGCGTGGGGGTGCTGCGGGATGCTGTGCGCTGCACCGTGACCGAGGAGCGCAACGGCGCGTTTGAATTGGAAATGGTCTATCCCATCACCGGGCAGCATTACAGCAGCCTGGCGCTGCGCGGGCTGATTCTGGCAAAGCCGAACCCCTACGGCGAGGCGCAGTATTTCAGAATTTATAAAATCAGCCGCCCCATCAATGGACAAGTGACGGTCAACGCGCAGCACATCAGCTACGATTTGAGCGGCATCCCGGTGGGACCGTGCAAGGCGTTGAACGCAGTCGACGCCTTGCAGCAGCTCAAAAGCCATGCGGCGGTGAGCTGTGATTACACATTCTGGACAGACATCCAGACCGTGGCAGACTTTGCCGTGGCCGTGCCCGGCAGTCTGCGCAGTCTGCTGGGCGGCGTGGAGGGCAGCGTGCTGGATGTGTACGGCGGCGAATACGAGTGGGATAATACCACCGTCAAGCTGCACAGCCAGCGCGGCACAGACCGCGGCGTGACGATCCGCTACGGAAAGAACCTGACCGATCTGACCCAGGAAGAAAGCTGCGCCGAGGTCTACACCGGCGTCTATCCCTACTGGGTTGACAACGACGGAAACGTGACCCAGATCACCGGCAACCCGGTGGTCAACGTGCCGGACGGCCAGTATGACTTTGTACGTGTGCTCACGCTTGACGTAAGCCAGGATATAAAAGAGCAGCCCACCGCCGCCCAGCTGCGGCAGGCCGCGTTGGATTATATCGCCGCCAACAAGGTGGGCGTGCCGAAGGTGAGCCTGACATTGAGTTTTGCCCAGCTGGAACAGACCGCCGAATATGCCGACATGGCCCTGCTGGAGCGGGTGTGCCTGTGCGATACCGTTCATGTGCAGTTTGCGAAGCTGGGCGTGAGCGCGGACGCTCGGTGCATTAAAACGGTTTATGACGTGCTCCTGGAGCGTTACGACAGCGTGGAGCTGGGGGACGCCCGCAGCAGCTTGGCCAACACTGTGGCCGACATGGGCAAGACCGTACAGAGCACCGTGAACAAGACGCGCAGTGACCTGGAACGGGCTATTGACCGCGCCACACAGCTTATCACCGGCAATCTGGGCGGCTATGTGGTGTTGCACAGCTCCACCGGCGCGGACGAGCCGGACGAAATCCTTGTAATGGACAAGCCGGAAATTGAAAAGGCTACCAAGGTCTGGCGGTGGAATCTGGCCGGTTGGGGTTACAGCAGCAGCGGCTACGGCGGGCCGTACCGCCTGGCCGCCACGATGGACGGTGCAATCAACGCCGATTTCATCACAACCGGGACTATGAGTGCGAATCTTATCCGGGGCGGCGTGCTGCAGTCCACTAACGGAAAGTTTGTGTCCAACCTGGACACGGGAGTCACGACTTTTAACGGCGGACTTGTTGTGAATAGTGACAACTTTAAGATCGGCTCGGACGGGTCTGTGGACATCACCGGCAAATTCACTTCGACGGTGTCGGAGAGCAAGTGCGTCATCGACGACGCCAAAATTGAAATGTACCGCAAGACTAACGACGGAAACTGGCACATGGGCGCGTTCATGTCTACGTGGGGCAGCAACAACGCCGTGGGCCGACTTGTGCTGTACGGCCCGGCGGCCGGCAACCCCAACAATATGATCGCTAACGTCACAATGGCGGGCCAGTATGAGGGCGGCGCTATCGCGATAAGCGACGCAGGCGGCAACGTGAAGGTGCAGCTGGGCGTGGACGGCGCGGGCAACGGCTATGTGCTTGTCAACGGCAGAATGATACAGTGAGGTGTTTTTAAATGGCGGCAGCCAATTACAGCCCACCCGCAGAAGCACTTATCAAGGCGACGCGGGCGGATTTTGACCGGCGGGACGTTGTGCAGCCGGTGCATCTGGTACAGTACGACGATACGCTCCCGGTGCTGGCCGTGGCCCTGTACAAGGGCGGGCAGCCCTGGACACTGCCCACCGGCGCGGATGTCAACCTGAGGATGGATAAAAAAGACGGGCACTATGTCTACAACCCAGCGCTGGGCGTGAGCAGTGACCGCAGCACAGTTTATATGGCCGTGACGGCCCAGATGACGACCAGCTACGGCACATTCGCCCCAGTGGTAGAGGTGCTGGCAGGCGGTGGTGTGGCCGGTATGGCTGCTCTGCGGCTGGACATCGACAGGAACCCGGTGCAGGATGGGATGCTTGAAAGCTTGGATGAATACAAGACCGTGCAGGTGCTGGCCGCTGAGGTGGCCGCCAACGCAAAAATCGTGCGGGATAACGAGGCGGGCATCCAGGATGTGCACGATAACATCGAGGCCATCAAGGCGGCCCCTGCCAACGCCAAGGCCGCTGCGGCCAGTGCAAAAGAGGCCCGCAGCTGGGCCGTGGGCGATACGGCATCCCGACCCGGCGAGGGAATGAACAACGCCAAATACTACGCCGCGCTGGCCCAGCAGGTCAGCCAGGGCGCGGTTGGGTGGTACCCAAATTACGAGGCGCTGTACGCGGCCCACAATACCGGCTATGACGGAAACTGGGCCATTGTGGGCGAAACTGATACAATCTGGGTGTGGGACAGCGATACCGGGGTTTGGAAGGACACTGGCCAAAGCAGTAAGTTTGCGAATTACTACGACAAGACCCAAATTGACGCAAAACTGCCCAAGCCGGTGACGGTTACGGTGACAGCCAGCGCCTGGACTTCCGGCGATTACACAGTGCCCTGGGACGACGGCGGCACGAGCAGCTACACCACCTGCGCCACTGTCACGGTGGCCGGGGTGACGGCAGACAGCCGGGTTATCGTATCCGACCTCACGAGGGTGACGGATGCGGTGCGGATGGTAGCCGCGCTGGAACCCGGAGCCGGGGTGGTTAAGTTTTATGCGAACAGCGCGCCGACGAGTGCGGCAGTGTTTGTTTTGGAGGTGAGCCAATGAGTGGAGCACATAACCCCTTGAACGTCTGCCCGTACTGGGTGGGCGACATAATCACAACGATGAGCGAAATTCAACCGGCACAGCGCTGGCCTGGGACAAGCTGGGAACGGATCACGGACTGCTTTTTGCGGGCGGCAGACAGAACGCACCCGGCGGGCAGTACTGGCGGTGCGTGGGAAGTGACGCAAACGGTGGAACAGTTGCCAAGTCACACTCACGCATATGCCTCATACCAAAAGGGATACCCGTCAAGTTACAGTGAAGAGAATTTATATATAACCCCGATTGGACGAGTCCCATACAACCCAAGAGTACAGGAGGGAACAGAAAGTTCACAAACTGGCGGCAACAAGCCTATGCCCATCGTGAACAAGTACACGGCCTGTTATATGTGGAAGCGCACCGGCTGACCCCGAAGGGGGTGGCGGTAGCGGGAGGTGTTACCTGATGATGCAATTTTATGTGTGTCACATGACACTTGAAGATGTGCCGGAAAAGTGGCGCGATGCGGTTAAAGCCAGATTGGAGGGCGTGTAATGGCATTGCATGAAGTACAGCTGAAAGGATACAGTGTTAGACCCGGCAACTTATCGCTTGGCACTTTTGGCAGTTACGGTATCGAGCAGCTGCATGTGACCCTTGACGATACGTGGAGCGGGCTTGCTGTAACGGCAACGTTTAACCCGCCGAAGGGCGAACCCCGTGAAATCCGTTTGCCGGAAAACGGACTGATTGATGTGCCTGCCGAAGCAACCGCCAATGAGGGTACGGGCACTATCGTGTATTGCGGCGTTGCCAATGGTGTGCAGCGCATCACAAAAACGCAGGGATACAACGTGATTACACGCGGCCCCGTTGGTGGAACTGAGCCGTTTAAACCCAGTGAATCACTTGCCACGCAGGTTTTGCAGGCTGCACTTAACGCAGAAAAGAACAGCGCGGAAGCAAAGAGCGTGGCCGATAACTTGCGAAATGATGCGGCTAACGGCAAATTTAACGGCAAGGATGGAGCCAAAGGCGACAAAGGAGACAAGGGCGATACTGGCCCGCGAGGCCCCGTAGGCCCGCAGGGGCCGCAAGGAGAAAAGGGAGTTCAAGGCCCTACCGGGGCAACGGGTGCAACTGGTCCGCGAGGCCCACAGGGCGAGAAGGGCGACACCGGAAAGCGCGGCCCCCAAGGTGAGCAGGGCGTTCAGGGTGTACAAGGCGAGAAGGGCGATACCGGCGCGCAGGGGCCTGTTGGCGAAACTGGCCCGGTTGGCCCCAAGGGTGATACTGGCCCGCAGGGTGAGCGCGGTGAGCAGGGGCCGCAGGGAGAGGTTGGCCCGGAGGGGCCTGCCGGAAAGGACGGCGTACAGATTGATGATGCGGCGGTGAGCGAGGACGCGCCATGGAGCAGCAAGCACATCATTGACATGCTCTGCCCACCGCTGGAAGAAAGCGGCAACCCTGTTGTGTGTTACCCTGTGGCGGGTTATCCGCTGGGGGTAAAAGCGAAGTGGGAACCCATGCAGGAGGGCAGCGGAACACCGTATCCGGCAGGTGGCGGGAAGAACCTCTGGGGTGACCTGATTCAAAACACTTTTGTATCACAACAGGGGTTTTCTTCTGGATATTCCGGTGCAAAGACGACTGGAAAAATCCCATGCTCTGAAGGTGATGATTACACACTTTCATGTGCGACTTCTTTTGCCCCTGCGCCTGGAAACATCGGTGTGCTTGCGTACTTTGATGCATCGGATACAATTCTTACGAGAGTGGCCAACACATATCAGCGCGCATTTACATTGAAGGCTCCGGCTAATGCGGCATATTTGCGGGCGAGTTGCTACAAAGAGACAGACGCGGATAACGTGCAGCTCGAAAAGGGCTCCGCTGCAACAGCCTATGCACCTTATGAAAACATCCGTCCCATCACGGGACGTGCAAGCGTGAAGGTGGAGCGGTGCGGGGAGAACCTGCTGAGAATAAACCCATTTAATAAATTCACAAAAAACGGCATCACATATGAGTATGTCCCGGATGGCGGTATTCATGTATCCGGCACCGCACTGACTAGTGTGGATAGCCCGACGTTTCCGGTTTGGTTTCTGCCGCCTGGAAAATACTTCGGGTCGGAATTGGACTCGGGAATTTCCGCTAGTATTGTGGTGCAGAGAAACGGGAAGAACTTGTGGCTAAACGCCAAAGGCGCTTTTGAGATTTTGGCTGGGGATGTAACTAAGTATTGGTACGTGATTGTGATTGCCGGCAAAACGGTTGACAATACAGTATATCCGTACATCGTTCCTGGCACCACCGCCATCACCACCTACACACCCTACACAGGTCAGACCACCCCCCTGACACTGCCTGAAACCGTGTATGGCGGTGAGGTGGACGCGGTGAATGGTGATGCAAAAAAGACGTGGAAGTCCATAATTCTGAATGGCACAGAATCATGGAACACATGGGGAATCAATGCTCACAACCCTGCTGTTACAGGATTTTATACATCCAAAATCAACGATTATGATAGCATAAACGTAAAAGGCATTTGTAGCCATTTAGCGACTCCGAACCAAGGTGTGTGGGGTGGGCAGACTGTTGGAATTGGCTTTTCGACAGTCGGATCGTCGCGCTATTTTATGTTCAGCGTGCCGACTAGCTTGCTGCCCGATATATCAGCTGGACATGAAGTTGCTTCGTTAAAAGCCTACCTTGCCGCCCAGCGCGCCGCAGGGACACCTGTGCAAGTCTGCTACAAGCTGGCAGAGCCCATCCCCTTTACGGCCACCGGCGCACAGCCGTTGCCCGCGCTTGCAGGAGTGAACACCGTGCTGACCGATGCCGACAACGCGACTGTGACGGGACGCGCAGACCCCATTAAACGCATTGAGGATTTGGAAGCAGCGGTTGCTTCTATCAACTGAAAGGAGTAATAAAATGGCTATCAAGAGTAAAGCACGGCACGATTTAACATTGCGCAGCATCAAGCGGGAAATTGCAGCAGGACGCGATGTTGCGTTTTGGCTTGATAAGGCGTACACGCACCTTGACAATGGGCTGCTGACCGAAGATGACATTGCCGAGGTGGAGACGCTTGCGCAGGCGTATTATGATGCGGTGGATGCGAGAGAGAGCGCAGACAAGGTTACGGAGACGCCGGATGTGCCGGAGGTTGACGGCGCTGAAAATACCACCGACGAATGATAGGAAGTGATACCATGATTTTTAGCGGAAGAAATCTCGTGAAGTACCCGTACAGCTGCTACGGTTACACGCGCGGCGGCGGCAAGACCTGGCACGGCGGCATTGATGTTTGCGGTATGGATGACGACAAAATCCGCATGCCCGGCTACAACGGCAAGAGCATTGCAGGAACCGTCGTTACAGCCCGCATCGTGACGAACAAGAGCAACAAGACATGGGAATGGGGCTATTATATCTGCGTGAAGCTGGACTCAAACCAGACCCCGGATGCAGTGAATTACCTGTATTTTTGCCACTGCTCCAAGTTGCTTGCAAGCGTAGGGCAGAAAGTAAAGACCGGCGATGTGCTGGCGGTTGTCGGACAGACTGGCAACGCAGCAGGCACATGGACGCACTGCCACTTTGAAGTGCGAGCCACTGCCACGAGCAAGGGCCTTGACCCGACTGCGTATGCAGGCATACCCAACAAGGCGGGCACATACGGTGGCCAGCCTGTGCAGCCCAGCGGCGAGGAAGTTCTGATTGATGTGTCTCACCATCAGGGCGCTATTGACTGGGCAAAGGTTCCCTACCGTGCCATTGTTCGCATCGGGTATCGCGGATACGGCAGCGGAAAGCTGATGAAGGACGAGCAGTACGATGCTAACCTTGCCGGGGCGAAATCAAGCGGAAAGCTGTTCGGCTTTTATTTCTTCTCGCAGGCGGTCACAGTGGACGAAGCCCGCGAGGAAGCTGATTTCTGCGCAAGCCTTGCCCCGACAGGCTATCCCTTGTTCTTCGACAGCGAATGGGGACACACAACCAAGACCGGCGTTCACGATGGCCGCGCCGACAACCTGACGAAAGACCAGCGCACGGCAATTGCAATGGCATTTTGCGAAAAGGCCAAAGCGCACGGATTCACGGCAGGCATTTACACCTTTACGGCGTTCGCAAGCGCAAACATCGACTACACCTATTTGTGTGAAGATTACATCGGATGGCTTGCCGACACGCGCACGAACTACGACACGAGCCTGCCACGATACATTCACCAGTATAGCCAGACCGCAGAGGGCGGCGTGCCGGGCATCACTGGCGTGGTTGATTTGAATCATCTGGTAAAGGCTCTGCCAGCGGTGGACAAGCCCGCAAGCAAGTTACAAGTGATTACCATCGGGCCGGTGACGCAGGGCGATGCAGACGCAATCTACTTGCTGTGCAAGGAACGCGGCCTGACGGATGCCGGGCTGTATAAAAGCGAGTGGGTCTGACGCCCGGAACGGAAGTGAAGAATGACGGATTGGGATATTGTCAAGGACATTGTTGTACTTGCTGGACTGATTATGACGGTCACGACACCGCTGTTGAAGTTGAATACCAGTATCACGCAGCTGAAAGCGCTGCTTGACAGCGTGGCCAAGCAAGTGCAAGAAAACGACAAGAGCAACAGTGCGAGCCATAAACGGTTGTGGGAGCACAACGAAGAGCAAGATGAAACGCTGCAACGGCATGAGCAGCGTTTGCACGATTTGGACGGAAAGTGAGGTACAGCTCTATGGGTGATTTTATCAAGAACATTGCAGCGCTTTTCAAGGTAAAAACCATTGTGACGCTGGTTGTCGTTGCAGTGTTTGCGGCATTGGCGCTGCGGGAGAAATTACAGCCTGACACTGTCATGACCATTGTAACAATGGTTGTGGCCTTTTATTTTGGCACGCAGACCGAAAGCAAGAACAAGAAGGATGAGTAATCATGCCAAAGTTTGATTTTGTCGGCGGTTTTCTGACTGATGAAGAAACGGATGTTTTGCAGCTTCGGCGGCGCGGCTGGCGCAATGCTGATATTGCGGCAGAACTGAATTGTAGCGAGCGCACGGTAAAACGGCGCGTTCGCAGCATCAAAAACAAAATAGGCTAATTTAAAGGGCGCGGCTGCTTTTGTGGCCGCGCCCTTTTTTATTTTGTCCCAAAGACGGCACAATGTTGGCACTTCGGTGGCCCACAGTGTGCCGTTTTTTTGTGTACAATTAAGATAAAAGGAGCGGTTCGGATGGCATACAAGCAAATCAACCTAAACCCGGAAGAAAAGCGCGTCGGCGATTGTACAGTCAGAGCCATTGCAGCTGCAACGCATCAATCGTGGGCGGCTGTATATGCGGCGCTGGTTCTGGCAGGATTTGAACTGCATGATATGCCCTCTGCAAACTATGTTTGGGGCCACTATCTTCGGCGGTGCGGGTGGAACCGTTCGGCAATTCCGAACAGCTGCCCGGACTGTTACACAGTGGCAGATTTTGCGGCGGAGCACCCAGATGGCACGTATATTTTGGCAATGGCTACGCATGTTGTGTGCGTGGAAAATGGGGACTGGTTGGATACATGGGACAGCGGAGATGAAGTGCCGCTGTACTACTGGCAGAAAGGATGATTGACTATGGCGTTTGGCGTACCGTATCAGCCCGGATTTGCGCCGGGATATTACCCAATGGGGCAGCAGATGCCGTCGGCCATGCCCGACCAGCTTGCACAGCTTCGACAAGCGGCATATCCGCAGCAGCAGCAGACTTCACAGCAGACTGCGCCTATTATTTGGGTGCAGGGAGAAGAAGCGGCAAAAAGTTACCTTTGTGCGCCAGGGAACAGCGTGCTTTTGATGGATAGCGAGAAAAGCTCGTTCTATATCAAAACAGTGGACGCAAGCGGGATGCCGCAGCCGCTGCGCATCTTCGATTATGCAGAGCGCACAGCGGCACAGAAACAGCCCACACAGGCCGCGCAAGCGCAAGCCGGGGAGTTTGTCACCCGTGCAGAGTTTGATGCGCTGGCGGCCCGCTTTGACGCGCTGGCGGCAGATAAACCGCTGACAAAGAAAAAGGAGAGCGAAAATGCCAAATCCACTGTTTAATGCTTTAGGCGGCGGGCGTATGCCCGGCCCGATGGGACAATTCCAGCAAATGATGCAGCAGTTTCAGCAGTTCCGCAATAACTTTCAGGGCGACCCCAAACAAGAGGTGGAAAAGCTGCTGCAATCCGGCAAGATGAGCCAGCAGCAGCTAAACCAGCTGCAAGCGATGGCGCAGCAGTTTCAGAGCTTTTTAAAATAGGTTCAACCCGTGCGCACGGTGAACAATACATTCAACTTTTGAAAGGAGTTAAACATGAGTCTTTCTTCGGACGGCACTGTTATGACAATGCCTGTGCAGCCCGCTAATACGGGCAATGGTAACGGCTGGGGCTTTGGCGGCGACGGTGCGTGGTGGATTATTATTCTCTTCCTATTCGTTTTCTGCGGCTGGGGCGGTAACTGGGGCAATAACGGATTTGGCGGCGGTAATGGTGCTGGCGTTATGGATGGATACATCCTTACAAGCGACTTTGCCAACATCGAACGCAAGATTGACAACGTAAACAACGGCCTGTGCGATGGTTTCTATGCACAGGCGCAGCTTGTAAACGGCGTGCAGAACGCTATGCAGCAGGGCTTTATGAGCGCCGAAATCAGCCGCGCCAATCAGCAGGCGGCATTTATGCAGCAGCTCAACGCCATGCAGATGCAGCAGGCTAATTGCTGCTGCGAGACCCGCGAGGCCATCCAGGGCGTAAACTACAACCTTGCTACGCAGGCTTGCGACACGCGCCAGACCATTCAGAACGGCACTCGGGACATCATCGAAAACCAGAACGCGAACGCCCGCGCTGTGCTTGACGCACTGACGGCGCAGCGCATTGAGGCTAAAGATGCCAAGATTGCCGAGCAGAACCAGCAGCTTTTTGCCGCACAGCTTGCCGCAAGTCAGGCTGCGCAGAATGAAACGCTGAAAGCCTATATGAGCGGGCAGCTTGCTTACTACAACCCCCGCCCTGTTCCGGCTTTCCCCGTTCCTGCTCCGTATCAGTATGGGAATTGCGGCACCTGCAACGGCTGCGGATGCTAAAAATTAATACGGCAACTTGTCGGAACATCTGACATGTTCGGCCCCGTGCCGATAGTGCAAAATGTGGCGGGGCAATCGTCCCGCCACTATCTTTTTTTGAAAGGAATGATTTTATGGCTGAATTTACAAATGCCAATACCGTGAGCGTGGCAGCAGGCCAGAACGTGCCGCTTACGGAAACGGCAGTAGCGGGCAAGGGCTGTGTCGTACACAGAGAGAGCGCCGGTATTGTTACGCTGCGCGGCATTACGAACCAGTGCAAAGCTCGTTTCAAAGTGGGATTTGGTGCAAACATTGCTATCCCTACCGGCGGCACAGTGGAAGCTATTACGGCTGCGCTTGCCATCAACGGCGAACCGCTGAACAGTGCGACTGCAACCGTGACACCGGCAGCAGTAGAAAACTTCTTTAATATCTATGTGACGTCTTTTGTTGAAGTTCCGCGCGGCTGCTGCCTGACCGTTGCCGCCGAAAATACAAGCACACAAACCGTTTTGTTTGCGAACGCAAACTTTGTGGTTGAGAGAGTGAGCTGAAAGGAGTAAACCATGAGTAAAAGAGTTTTGTATGACTTGAAAGACATGCTATGCGCAGAACTGGACGAAATCGGAAAGAAGGGTGAAATGTCTGCCGGTGACTTGGAAACTGTTCACAAGCTGACTGACACTATCAAAAATATCGACAAAATTGTCATGCTGGAAGATGACGGTTACAGCCGCGATGAGGATTACAGCCGCGATGGTGATTGGAGCGCCAACATGCGCGGCAATTACGGACGCGGCAGCAGCTATGCGCGGCGAGGTCAGCACTATGTGCGCGGGCACTACAGCATGGACGATGGGCGCGATTCACTGATTTCCCGCATGGAAGATATTATGCGCGGGGCTGACAGCAAAGACAGGGAAGTCATCCAGCGCTGCATTGACACGATGCGAAACGGTTAAAGCGAGGTGTAAGGGCTATGGTTGACGTGCGAGAGATTGACGGCGCTATAGCCGAAATCGAAAACAGCGAACTCACTATGACCAGAGTTAAAAATTTGGCAGCGCTGTATGTTGTGAAAAATCAGCGTCTTGCAGATGCGTCCCATTCTCCGCAGAAAGCAGAACCGCAAGAGCCTGTTCGCTACTACGCAGCGGCAGAGCCGTCTACAAGGGCTGCTGTTGGCAGCAGTGACTTTTTACGGGCTGTGGCAAACGTAGACACCACAGCGGCGCTGAACGTGCTGGATGAGCTTATGTCGGCTTTATATGTGGCAAACCCTAAAGTTTATAATGGCGTAATGCGGAAATTGGAGCGTTTACAGGATGAGTGAATTTTTGGAGATTGTATAAAAGGCCGATACCGGGCGAGTATGGCGTGTGCTGGATGAGTTTATGGATGCGCTGAAAGAAGTGAGACCGGATGTGTATAATGATTTGGTACACAGTTTGCAGAGAAAATAGGTGAGTGTGTACTAAAACGTGTACTTGAAAAAGAAAATGCCGTAGATTGTAACGAATCTACGGCATTTGTTTTGGTCGAGGTGACAGGACTCGAAC